TGAAGAAGGCTTCAACGTAGGGATTAACATCAGTGATAGTATACAGCTGACTACTATCGTGCTCATGAGTGAAATGATTCCTGCCATCCGAAACCAAATTGGTATATCCTCCATTACGCCGGATGTCTTTAACCCAAGTGCTACTAAAAGCTGGATTACAATAGCTACAAGCGAACTGACAAGTCCGATCGAAAGCAATCTCCAAGGTCTGTAGGTTAATGTCTTGTTCTGCATTAGTATTGAAAGCTTCATCTAAATCTCCATCATTATATATAACTGTTTTATAAACACGATCACTAATCGCATCTTTACCCATGTCTTCTATCTTCCAGCAGTATTCGCAACCACTTGGACGTTCTCCACGTTGCATCATAGCACGTTCCTCTTTCTTGCGGAATGTGTTATGTATTGCTCTAGGATTAGTTTTAATCGCTTCCGCATCTATAGCATGTGGCAACGGGTGATGACAACTGGTAGTCTGTCCACTGCCTAACCATATAGTAGCGTTGTACCATTTAGCCGCACAGAAGCTCGCAGATTTAATATCAATCACTCTGCGTTTGTATTCTAAATCTGTTTCGTTAGGTTGTTTTGGCACTATCTAATAGTCCTGCTATGCGTTCTAATAATACTTGATAATTACTAGGTTTTTTATACCTAAAATATTTTGATTTAGAAAATATATCTAATATATCTTCGTAGTAAAATTCTATATCTTTTTGTATACTGCTGGTATTGTATGTATCATTTAACTCTAGTATGTATCTGATTACATTCACTAACTCATTGTCAATGATTTCTATATCATACAGGTCATTATTAAAAATATCATCTTGTTTATAATGCCAAATTTTAGTCATATGACAAATATAATAACTTGCAATTTGATTTACTAAAGACCTACGTTTAATTCCTATTTTGAAACCATTGCTAACTAAATCAGTGAATTCAGCTGTAACCATGTGATCAGGCATAATTTTGAATATAGATGGTGATTGAGTTAGATATTGTTTTTTAAAGGGTATATTAGAATGAAATATCTCATCATAATTAACAAGCCCTGTTTCTTTAGATAGAAAATCACAAAATGCTGTAGATCCAGTCCGATAATTAGCGTACACTACGATATGTTTGTCTTTTGGAATATCAGAGGTTCTCAGCATGCCATTTACACTCCTGCCAAAAATCTTTCATCTGTGGAAATGTCTGCTCAAAACTTAATCCACGGCGTTGATCATATTCATGGAAGAAACGATAAAAATCAGCACGTGTATCGTGTAGATATTTTTCATGCAATTTCTTGCCTTTCTTCATCCAATCAATATCACGCTCTAGTCGTTGTATTTCATAATCTTTAAATCCGTCAAAGCGTCCACTACCTTCTTCCAACTTGTGTAGTTTCATCCATTTAACCACATTCTCTAAGATGCCGACATAGCTCTCAGGAAGTATCTGTAGGCTTTGCCAATGCGGTGTTCTCAACACAGGAGTATCAAACCAAACACGTTGATAGGTTGTACTATATAGCTTACGCAACTCTAAGATGTGTTCTAATAGACGTTGTAAGCCTAAGATACTAAGGTTGTTCATCGTGATGATATAGGTTAGACTGTTACGATTAGGAACTTCTGTCAGATAACGATGTACATAGGCTTGATTACGTTGGAACTCTAGTCCATCACGGATATATTCAGCATGTTCGGCAATGCCTGTGTCTAGACTCACATACTGCATGAAGTGTTCTATTTTTGTTCCTGTGCAGAGTTCTTTTACTTTAGTTAGATATTTTGTAAATAACTCCTCAGGTACACTAAAATTACTAGTTACATCAACATGAAGATCACTCTTAGGAATAGCTAGAATATAATCAAACACGCGATGTGTATTCTTGTCCATCAGAGGTTCGCCGCCTGTCATGCGGAAATGTTTAAGACTACCGTATAGTTCAGGCCACCAACGCCAGAACGCTTCAACATAGGGATTGTTTTCTCTAACAGGGATAGGTTGGCGACGTCCTTTAAAATGCATAGGGTCGTTATGTGGATTCTTTGTAGGATACGCACCCCAACGTTCAATGTCTTTACCCCATTCAGTCGAAAACTGTGGACTACAATAACTGCAAGCTAGATTACAACCGTGACTGAAGTTTACTTCTACATAGCTAGGTGTTACGTCAGCGTCCCATGGTAACTGTTTTATCTCATCATAATGACTAACGGCCCAGGGTTCACCTGATCGGTAATGGCGATCACTTAGATGTCCTGCATCTTCCATTGTCCAGCAATAATTACACTCTTTAGGACGTTCACCCTCAAGCATTTTACGACGTTGTTCTTTTTTATACTGTGTATTATGCAAGGCGCTTGGATGAAACTCTAATGGTTGCGAATCAATCTCATGCAGGGGTGGATGATAACAACTATTATTAAGTCCTGTTGGCAAGTGTAGGCTTACCTGTTGCCATTTGGCCAGGCATAGACTAGGACCTAGTTTGTCCTTCATTTCTTCTGCTGCTGTCATAAATTTACTTTTGGTCATTGCGTTTCATTCCTAAATAAAGGTTTCTGTTGTGATCAAGCACAGGTTCCATTTCTTTTAATACCTGTTGCATTTTTTCTTGCGACCAAGAAAAAATTTCTGCTAATACTTTTTTTGTTTCGTTAACTCTGTGTGCGCCTTCGCAATAATCGTAACTCTCGTCCCACCAATGGTTAAATGTCTGAAATCCCATGCCTTTTAAATTTTTTAAATAATTCTTTGGTCCAAATATAATAAATGGAGTTTTTGCTATTATAGGTCGCAGTGTTTTTTCTGTGGTGAAAAATGTGTCGCCAAACAAATAGGTTTCAATTACAAAATCAATGAATACTTTATGATAGTAATTTAACGGATTTAAAAAATTAAGCCATTGTTCGTCATACGGTACTTCTTTATTATAGTATAAATTATCTATAAGTATAGGGCAATGTTTTAGAAACAATACCGATTCTTCTAAACAAGTTGAATCATAAAAATTAAGTTCTGTAAGATTGCTATTCAATTTATCAACGTCTGTATGATTATAGTTAAAACTCATGAGACATTTGTCATTGTAATTATTATAAAACCAAGACGCAAAAATTAATCTACACCAATTTGCTCTCCCTATAAAACTGCATAAGGTTTTAAGTTCTGTTTGTTTTTCTTTATACTCGTAAAATTTATCTATATGTGGCCGTACAGAATACCACCAATGACTAAGAAAAGTGTTAATTTTATATTCAGAATGGGTTTCTAATACATTATGGGTGTGTATATGTACTTTACTTTTGTCGATACTAAATTTTTCACATATGTAATCTAATAATTTAAAAAAATTAACTTCTTCTAAACTAATACCTTCGGCATTCGTACTTATATGTATCATTCCAGTCAACTGGTATTCGTGTAACATATCTGCTACTCTATACTCTAGATCATGTATATTTTTATCGTGGTTAACTAAGCGAATCATTTACTAACATCCAGACACTGCCGAATAATACTTTCAATTGGCATAAATTTTGGGTCGCTTATAATACCTTTTAATTTTGTTATTGAAGGTACTCGCACCTTTACATCGTATTCATAGTCTGTTGCTGTGACAAAGTTAAGTTCTCTGTTCTCTCCAAAAGCAAAAAGATTAATCAAATTTGCTAACTCTTTCATAGTGACAGGGGTAGTATTACCAATATTAAATATTTCGTTTTTTGTGCGATCGTCAAATGTGCATTGAGCAAGAATGTCTGCTACATCTTCTATCCACGTAAAGCATCTAACCTGATCTCCGTTGCCAATTATTGGCAGTGGATTTAATTTTTTCTTAACAATATTATTAATAAAGTCGGGAATAACATGACTAATGCCTTGTTCAGTCATTGAAATTTCTTGCGGGTTAACAATATTAAATGGTCTCCACACAGTATAATTAATACCGTACTGTTGGTGGTATGCTTTACATAATCTTTCAGTTACTAACTTCCCCAAGCCGTAATCAGTATTCGGATATGGAGAGTAAAATGGCATATCTTCTGTTAACGAAACTGTTATATCTTGAACACATGCGTCGTAAACCATACTTGAACTCATATAGACTACATGACTAATATTATTTAATACACAAGCATTTAAAATATTCCTTGCCACTGTTACTTCATCGCCCAGTATATCAGCTCGATAGTTTCGTAAGCCAAGCACTCCGTATATTTTAGCTGCCGCATGAATTACTAAATCAATATTTTTAGTTAATTTTAAAATTTCATCAGAATTCAATAGGTCTTGTTGATAGAATTGATAATCTATACCGGCTTTTGAACTAGGAATGCCATACTTGTATAAATTGTCTACACCAATTACAGTATGCCCTAACACTAATAATTTTGGTATCAATGCTTGCATTAAGCTGCCTTCGCTGCCTGTGACTAAAATTCTCATAGATACCTTTTGTTATCGTTAACAATCGCATCAAACAATTTAACATCAACACCCAAATCTTGTGCTAAATTTGCCCATGCTTCTGTATCTTTAGGCAAACATGCACCACTATAACCTTTAAATTCATCCGAACATTTTAAGTATGATGGATTAATATTATGTCTCTTAGTCATTGCATCATAAACATTTTGATATTTTGCTCCTAACTTTACAGACATTTCGTGTACAGCGTTTGCAAAAACAATTTCCATAGCATTATGCACATTGTTAAAATACTTTACAACTTCTGCTTCTACTGGTGATACTTGTATAACTTGTACAGGAATAGACCCGTGGGCTTCTTTAACTGTGTTAAACACTTTACTATTGTTGGTTCCAATTACCAATACATCATGCTTTGCATAAAAATCATCAAATGCACAGCGTTGTCTCAGAAATTCAGGAACAAAACAGATTTTATGATTATTATATTTCTCTATCAATTCTTGGGTAAAATTAGGTGCAACTGTAGATTTTATAGCAATTATGCCGGTGTAATTATTATCCATTAATGTTTTTATAACAAGTTCTATAATACTAGTGTCGCAGTACCCGTTGACTGTGGGAGTAGGCACACAAATAAACACTATTTCAGAATCTAAAACATCAACGATCGATGTATCTTTAAATTTAGTATCATAAAAACTAACCTGCTGGCCTATTTGCTGCAGACCCTGCATTATTGCACTACCAACTACGCCCAATCCAATTATTCCGATCTTCATTCTCTTTCCATCACTCCTTGATTTCTAAACACACTCTTGTAGTGGTGTTTAAAGAATCGACTTTCTTCTGGATCCATGTCTACTATAGGTAGGCTTAATTTTTGTCTTAGGATATTTCCAATACCGGTACAGTTATCAGCACCATGATCTTTGAATTCTTCCCACAATATTGCCAATTTGTCAAAGTCTTGTACATCACGATAGTCCCAATTATTCAGCATGGTCATCCATGTACCTAGTCTTGCACCGTATATACTCCAAAATCCGTTATCTACATCTGCGCCAACAGTTTGCCAAATACACAAATGATCGTAGTTGCGATTGTGTACACGAACTTCGAAGTCAACTAAGCCTGGCTTGCGTCCACGATCTAAACACATTTTAACACCTTCACGGAATCCTGCACGCCACGCTTGAAATGGTGTAGCGTTGGGATATGTAGTTGAATAACAGTCGTGCATGGCCCAATAATTGGGATAAAAACAAAACTCTACGTCGTTAGCTTCTGTACCATCTGTGTTTTCGTGTGTCTTCATAGCATAGACAAATTCTTTAGTCCAGCAACTTAGTCCACCATTACCATACATCAGTCCATTAATGTGATTACGTGCCTTCCAACGAAATACAGCATTTTTGCTCGTGTCATCCAGTGTTAGTTGTAGATTAAAAAATTCTGTATCAGGAATATTATCACCGTCGATTAATACAAATCTGTCAGTATCACTGGCATCTGCGGCTGCTTTATGCGCGGCATCACTGCCTTTGACTCCATCCACACGCTTGGCCCATGGTACCATGTTCTGTATCTTGATCCAAGTTTCTTCTTTACGAGGTTCGTCGTAACTAAGATAGATGCAGTCCAAATCTGCTATATCAATTATTTGTGTCATAATATTCTACGTTTTTGTATTCTTCATCGTCGGCCAAAACGATACCTGCGTGATTTTTTACCACGCGATAACCTTGATTACTACGAGTTAATTGTACACGATATCCTGGGTTGATGTCAATCATTTTTAGCTTGCCATTCTCTATATAGTACTGATAATAATGTCGATACTCGTATTCAGACACAACCAAATATTCACCATTTTCCTGATGATTGGATTGGCTACAAGTAGTAATTCTACCAGAGTCGTCATAATAGAATCTGTACTCAATCTCAGGCTCTGGCATGAGTTCAATTGCCTGTATAGCCTTAATAAATTCATCTGTGGTATTCATATTCAAATTTCTCCACAACGTCATCGGTTATCCAAGATTTGTCTTGATAATGTACAGGATGATATTGATTAACATTGTTTATTCTTATCATAGGTGTATCGAATTCACTCAAAACCATTTCTGACCATGGAGTTGATTCTGACCACCCATTGATATTATTCTTCATGTGTGCGAAATTAATAAAATCACATTCAGGCAATGTACAGCTTTCTACGCCCACAATATTTGCTGTGATAGCATAAACTAAATCTGTACTAGGCTGTTCATCTCTATAATTTTTTAATTGACTAGTAACCAATTCCCAATTTTGCCAAACTTGTCTTGCTTTACTAAAGAAATCATGTGCTAGTTGACTATAACGGAAATACATCAATCCGTTATAAGTATCAGGTAAATTATTGTCATCAAATATTCGTCGATAGCGTCTGCTAATTGCCAAATTACCTTGATAATCTCGACAGCCTAGACTCAATACTAGATCGCGTAAACGAAAAGCAGTCCACCAATGATCAATACTGCGTGTAAACAAGATATCCGACTCTATTTTAATTGTTTCTTTAAATGGGGTAAGATCAAATGCTTGCCATTCGTTGGCCAATTTCCACACCTCATCTCGAGCATAGTCAACAGGCACGGGTATAATATAATCAAATATCTTGCGGTGCTTATCTGTAACCTGTGCTAATGTTGCTTCATCAACTATAACAGCATACTTGGCATCGGGCATGGTTAATTTAATACTCATGGCCTGTACATAAGACAGTCGTAGATAGTCTATGTCACTGTTCTGTGCAAATGTCAGAAATCCCTGTTGAGCTAGTTTTGACATACTGTATCTATAAATCTTCCATACGCATCACTTTGCAGATATGCCTTATCCATGATGTGTATATTTTGTTTTGATATTACGTGTGCAACTTCTTCTTCTCTAATAATTATCTTATTATTTTTAATTTCTAATGCGTTAACTGTTTTATCTACAGTCAACATTGTCCACGGTATGCCCGTGCTAGCCGTATATCCATTGATAATATTATCAGCGATAGCAAACGCATAATCATTACGGAAGTTACTACTTCTTATATTGTATAATTTACAGTAATATCCATAATTATTTTGTACACGACCTACCAGATCAAATAACATTTTTGATTTTGGTGTTTTCTTAAATGCAACCGCGGTGGCCCAAACAAAATTTAAACTCATATCACCCATGTTGCTTGTCATGGTCTGAACAAAATTTTGATTATCAGTCATTATATTATAATCAACGATGGTGTCTAATATCTTTAATAGTGCATCATCTAATACAAGATAGTCACTGTCTAATAACAAGGTTTCATCATAAGGACTAAGTTCGTAAGCGCGATAACGATCGCCATTAAACCATTGTGTACCGTGTGCATACCCTGAGCGTGTATTAGTTTGCGTGCCTGACATTTCTGTAATGACAGTTACAGGTAAATTAAGAGAGTGCGTGATTAATCGACTGGCACGTTCAGCTATTAACTCATAATCAACCGTGTCAGTGTTAAACGCAAATAAGACTACACCTCTAGACTTTACGGATGCGTTTAAGTTCGTCATGTTGTATATGCCACTCATTCATAACCATTTGATAGTGTTGCTGACACAGGGTTAAGAATTCTTGTCGATTGATTTTAATTGGATTTTGGTATGTATCTTCTAGATATAATTCATCGCTTGGCCAAGTGGCAAGAAAAGCAATTAATTCTGGCTTAATCAAAAATAATCCATTGTTATATGCTATGTGTAGATCTGTAGTGATCTTTTCACGTAGAATACGTCGATTAATTTGGTAGTCAGTGGCTTGCCGGATTTCTTCTACTAGTTCATTGATATCGCTCATGCAGCTATTTATCAGGCCGTAAATTCTGCTCAAAAAAAAAGCACTCCCTTGGGAGTGCTTTTGTATTTGTCATCAATTATGATACTGTCGGAGTACCCCAAGCGTTTGCCAAATATGTTGTTGATGGAAAAACAATATCTACACGTGTTCTATGCGTAACGTTAATTGTATCATCCCATGTCTTGTCAACAAGGTTGTAGAGACAACGGAATTGAACGGTTAATCCGTTAGAGCCGTTGGTAGTATCACTGCTGTTTGTTTGTACTTGGATGGCCGCAGTATCACTAGTGTAGGTGGCTGCTGTACTGGTTACTTGCACCACTGTTGTCCAACTATTAAGGGCATTGTTACGATAACCAAATGTTGTACTGTTTGTGTTTAGTGTTTGCCCTGTACCTGTACGTCCCGATGATGTGGTATTAAGTTGACCCCACCCACCTAAGCCATTAATCAGACCAACAAAGTTGGCGTTACGACCTGAACCTGCTGCAGTTGGCGTGCTAACAACATAATTTAATCGACCGCCTGCATTGAAGAAGTAGCGTGCCGCATTTGCACTAGAAAATGTCACTGTTCTTTGACCGTAAACTTGATTAGTAAGAGCATCTGATCTTGACACAGAGTCATCAAAGTTACTACCTGTTGTGGTACCACCTTGTGCTGCGAATAATGCGGCGTTGGTATTAACTGTGCCAACTGCTGTGGCTACGTTGGCGAATGCTTGAATTGTTGCACCTGCGACGATGCCGATATTACTTCCTGTTGCTAGCCGCGCACCCGCGCCACTTTGATGACCTAAAGTAAGATTCAACCTCTGTACAAATGTGCTCCATTGAGTAGCTGTGACAGTTCCACCAACACTAACTGTGGTCATAGCTGTAGCATCTTGGCCGTACCCAACAGCAGCGTTACCTACACCCCATACCCAAGCTAGATTGCTAGGCGTACTGGTATAAGTACCTGTGGTATTACCACCCCATGTTAAGAGATTATAGTCCCATGCATCAATTATTGAGCCCGTAGCGTATGCCATTTTACTTTATTCCTTTTTTAACTATTTAGTTTAACAATGGCTTCGATCGTACCTTCGCCATCTGTTGTTTTATTTTCTAATGCTCGTCCAATGACGTTAAATGCTGTGATTTCTGTACGTTTAGCTGCCCTAGCTAAACCCATGCCAGCTGATACCAAGCGATCGCCCTTGCGAACAATACCAACGACCCGGACTGGTACTCGACCATTTACCGCAACTGCCGGATGTGTTGCATCAGTTCCTGCTGTGCTATTCATTAAAAATCCTGCTGCTTTACTTATCACTCCAAATACATCTTCTGTTAATTCTTCTGCCGCGGCTGTAATTTCTTTAATACCGCCTAACGATACCACTGTACCAGCTGGATATGTACTGTCTGAAGCAAAACGTTCTGCCAAGTCAGCGTATTGTGCTTGAACCGCAGTACCTATTAAATTTCCAGTAAATGTGGTTGCCCAAACATTAGCAAATCTTGTGGCTGAAGTCCCGATACTTACAGTACCGGATGCATTTGGCACAATATTAGCTGACACCGTTGTTACTCCAGTAACAGCCAGTGTGCTAGAAACTGATGCAGGACCAGAAACTATTAATGCGTTACCGACTGTTACTGTATTTGTAGACGCTGTAAGAGTTAAAGCTGTGGTTGTAACACCACTGCGATTAAGGTCAAAACGTAAATTTTTGTTTAGGGTGGTTTGACCTACAACTGCAACTGTGGGTGATGTTGAATTGAATGTTAAGTCGCTGCCTACTGTTAACCCGCCTGCTGCACCAAAGGCAAAATTAGTTGTTTGGCTGATATCGCTACGTAAAAACTGACTAGCTGTGAGCCCACCTAAGGTACTAGCACCTGTGGTAGCACCTGTAAATTGGGCACCTGTTAAGGTACTAGCACTGATTAAGTTCATTCCTGGAATAATAGTAGCAAAGCCAGGGATAGCTGTCTGTGGAGTAAAAGTTGCATCCTTGCTTAAAATAGCAATAGTACTACCCGAAATATTAAATTTTGTAACTACATGCGGATTACCACCTGTATCTAAAATGGTTTCAGTGAGTGGACCTGATGATCCTGCTGTGCTCGAATATGCTGGACCAATAACAATCCACGCACTTCCTGACCAAACTTTGAGCTGAGCGTTTGTTGTGTCCCACCAAATATCACCAGTAACGCTGATACTGCCGCTTGGCGCAGTACCTTGTGCAATACTACTTGAAATAGGTTTCCAAACATTAGTGTCGCCATTGTAAACTTTTAATATATCGTTTACATTATCGTACCATAGTTGTCCGGTTAGGGGTGCTGTAGGAGGTGTAGAATCGCTGAAATTTTCTAGCAACTGTACATAGTTTTCATTTAAGAAAATACCGTAACCTGCATAGTTTTTACCTATTAAGGCAAGACTAGTGCTCGTGGTATTTACGGTACCATCTGCTACTGTGGTGATTACCGTTCCTGCTGTTGTGGTGACTGTATATGCCATTTTTATAACCTATTTAATATTATATTATTTATCTTGATTATTTAAGTAATCCTAGTAAAGTTCCACTGTCTTCAAATGTTGTAGAAACATTAGCTTGACTGACTAGATAATATCCTGTTCCCGCCGATACTATTGCATTAGCTGACCCACCTGCTATAGTACCATTATTGTCAATAATGATAGGAGTCGAAACAGTTAAAGCATTGCCGCCTGGCCAACCAGCATTTCCTGTGGCACCTTGGATAGTACCATTATTAATTAAATATATTCTACTTCCGGCCGGAAAACTATCAACTCTAAAACTAGCTACATTGGCATTTACAGAACTAATTGTAACTCCTACATTTACAGTTACCTTAACGTTCAACGGAACTGTAGGACTTCCCATAATAGTAAAAAGATTAGCATTAGTCACATTTGAAGTGATTACTGCGGTATTATGAACTTGTTGCCAGGCTGAATTAGCATAGATAGATACACTAGTTGTTTCCGTCCATGCATTAGCATTAGCGTTGTATACATAGATAGCTTTTGGGATCTTCCATTGAACATTGTCATAAACACTAATAGTCATGATTAAATTTGATACCAAATGTCTCCATTTGACCCAACACCGCTTGGTGGACTAGTGCTTATAACTTTTGTTCCTTGGCTATTTCTTCCTGCGGTATTTATTGTTGACGTGGTCCATGCCTGTGTAGCAAATGGATTGCCCGATAAAGTTATTGCGTTGCCAGATATAGAAATATTACCCACAGTCATTGAACTAGCTACTACATTACCAACTAAGTTTCCTCTAAAAGTACTAGCGTGTACATTAGCAAACTTTCTTGCTGATTCACCTATATCAATCGTGCCGTCTGTATTTGGTCGTATTCTATTTTGTAGAGTAGTGATATCTACTAAGGTTGTTGTGCCACTGGCAGTAAATGCACCACTTACACTTAATGTAGAACCTATTGATACTGCACGATCAATTGTAACTGCACCTGTAGTACCATTGACTCCATAAATTCTAGAGTTAACTGAACCACCTATATTTGCATAAAAGTTAAAATTATAACCATTTAATAAACTAGTAGCCCTAACTTCGTTATTTCCGGGACGTTCATTCAATGAAAAAGAACTTCCTACTACTAAATTACCCATTGTAAGTTGATAAGGTGTATTAGAATCTTGGTCACTACGCAAGAATTGCGTAGATGATACACCGCCTAATGTCTGTGCAGTGGTAGCGTCACCTGTGATCTGAGATCCAGCCACAGCGTCTGAACTAACAACATTTAACCCCGGATTAACAGTGGCGAAACCGTTAATAGAGTTTTTAGGAGTAAATGTAGGGTCATAACTTACAATACCAATGACTTGATTTTCAATATAGAATTTTAATACAGTATGATCTACATCACTTGCGTCAGTGATAACTTCAACCACAGCACCCGAAGTACCCCCGACACTTGAAACTGTTCCTGGGCCAATTAATTTCCACCCGTTGTTGTATACATAAAGTTGATTAGAGTTAGTATCTACCCATAAATCTCCTAAACTAGATGTAGCACCGACCGGTGCAGTATTTTGTGCTATAGAACTGCTGATTGGTTTCCAAATATTTGCAGAGAAATTCCAAACTTTTAGAGTGTTTACGCTAGTATCATACCATATTTGACCAGATAGTTTTTCTGATGGGGCAGTATTGCCTGCAAAGTTTTCTAATAGATATACGAAGTTTTCATTTAGAAACTGTCCGTAGCCTGCATAATCTCTGCCTATCAAAGTCAAAGCAGTTGATGTTGTGTTAATAGTAGCGTCTTGTACTGTGGCTACGGGATTTCCAGAATATGTAGTTATTGAATATGGCATTGATGTACCTTAGTTAATTTGCGTATTGGAACCAAAAATCTCCGTCATTGGATCCAATATCATTTACACCTGCTATAGGTGCAGCATTACTTACAAACTTAGCACTACCACCCCACCAAGTTGTAGCAGTTTTTGCGAACTGTGTCGTAGCTACTAAACTATTACCAGTAGTATTGTAGGTTTGTCCTTGTGTAGTAGCAGTGGCTCCATTATTTAACACTACACCGCCGGAGGTAGCCGACATTACGGTTGCACCGTTGACTACTACGTTTGCACTGGCATTGTCAACCCATACGTGGCTACTGCCTTGATAAATTTTGTATCTAAAGAATCCTGAATTGTTTACAACGAATTCAGTAGTAGCAATCATAGTGTTAGCAGTACCGTTTGGTGCTGTAATCGCCGTTGAAACCCCCCAAAGATTGGCATTAATAAAACTGTTATCTACATATTGCTTAGTTGCTACGCCTAACGCTTGAGAAGGATCGGTGTTTACAACTACTTGACCTGCGGCTGTTACTGTCAGTGCTACGTTGCCTTGGTTTACCAAACGTAGACCGCCGCTTACTGTGTTATGTAGGCTTACGTTGTTACTTGAAATATTTGCAACAAACTGACCAAATGTGCCGACTGTTAATCCGCTATTGTTAACGATACTTAATGTACCTGTGCCGCTGTTGTTAATATTGTTACGGAAATAGTTAGAGGCTGGTTGTAGACCTAGGTAACTTGAATTATTAGCAGTTCCCCAGATAGTACCCAGTGTATCAACGGTGGTCATGTTATAGCCACGTTGTACTACTGCAAATCCTGCGATACTTGGGCTAGGAACAAATGCCGCGTCTTGGCTGATGATAGCAGTTCGTGTACCATCTAGATACAATGAAACTACATCGTGTAGTGCAACACCATCTGAAATTTGCTCGAAAAGTGCACCGCTTTTACCTAGTACAGCACTGTAGCCAGGACCTACTAGGATCCATCCTGCTATGTTATACGGGGTAGTTCCGTCATAGCAGTAAAGCTGTTTGTTAACACTGTCCCACCAAAAATCTCCGCCAACTGTGCTTGCGGGTGCTGTGGCTGAAAACGTAGCACTACCAATCGGCTTCCATGCAGTTCCTGTGTACACTTTAGCTATTGTTGCGCTGCTGTCATACCAAATTTGACCAGTTAATGGATTATTTGGTGCTGAATTTCTAGAAAAATTTACTAACAGAGCCACAAGATCTTCTGCTATGATTTCTCCGTAGCCTGCGTAATTTCGTCCTACTAAAGTTAAACTAGATGATGTATTATTAATAGTACCATCTAGTATTGTTGTTAGTAGCGTTCCGTCTGGTAAATTTACAATGTATGACATTTTATCTTCCTAATTATGCTGTCAAGTTCGTTAATGTTTGTACTCGAACAGTGTATTCAATTTGAATCAATCTGTTTAAGGATTTTTGCACAGGGCTAAAAATCACGTGAGTTAACAGTGGCAGTCCTGCTCCTAGACCGCTTTCTCCTGGTATACTGCCAAATAATCCTAGCTCGTCAAAGACAAAATCACCTGACAAGTCTTGACTGTTATCAAACACAGCCTGTCCACTAGGTTCACCGTAGTCCAACAAACAACTTACTATGATATCTGTATATTTGTTACCTGGCACATGACTAATAACCATCTTGTTATTTAAAGGGTCTGTATTGGCAGCATTCGTATCATCTACAATTTTCCAATAAGTTGGATTGTATAGATCTGCATTAGCCACATTAGTGTTAGCGGGCAAGTAAGTAATAACACCGGTAGGGTCAACAGTGGTACCGCCATTGCCAAAGTGCATTTCTGTAATAAAATCGATACCTTTATTGGCAACATTTTGTGCTAAGGCAACACTAAAATTTTCATAGTGAATGGCATTATTTTTATCTACAAAAACTTCTTTGGTAATAGGATCAAAGATCTTTACCATACCGATAATATTTAATTTTGCCGTTGAATCCATATTGTTATGCTCGTCCATTTACGTAAACTTCGTTTGTTTCGGGATCAAAAATCTTTATGCTGCTTTCTATGTAAATGCCACCTTGTTCATCAGGTTTCTTTTCAGACTTTACTGTAGGTTGCTGTTGTTCTTCCATATTCTTATTTATCGCTTTATTATCCATGGTATTTTCTTACCAAGTTGCAATATTAGCACGTTTCCATGTATCGGCACTTACACATATATATAGGTAATTATTATCCCATACCATTTGCCCTGCTATACCCAAGCTGTTAGCAGCTGTTGGTACATAAACGTTTGCGACTGCAAAAGTTCCGTTTACCTTTACATTACCACTTATATTCCCAGACCATGAATTTGTCAGGTATGTGTTTACGTTAATATTAGAATAAACATTTGCCTGTACAGTACTGTCAACATAACCTCGCATGGCAATGTTAGTTTGATTAACATACCCTATCATTCCAATATTTGCTGCAGTTACTCCTGCATTGGCTGCTGTTATTTGTCCGTTAACGTAAGCAGTTTGTATAGAGTTACTATTATTCACATAGCCAATTATACCAATATTAGCCGCTGTAATTTGTTGACTCTGTATAGTGTTAGCTAATAATAAATTAGCTTCGGTACCAGATACAATGTAAGATCCTATGTAATCTAAATTACCTTTTACTGTGATTAATGTGCCTGCAACATTGGCCACTACCGGTACAATAACGTTTCCGTATACGGCTGTTAAATTGGCAAGTTCGCTAATTTTAATTGTCATTCTTAATCCTCAGTATAAAGGCCATTGTCATTTTCAGTGGTTATCGTATTTATCGTATCTTCAGTTATGATTGGATTACTTATGCCCGGTATAACATTAGATCCTAACGGTAATGCTTTTAAGAATAATGCTCCTGCTGTCACTGATCCATTAAGACCGGTACCATCAGTGGCTGTGCCAGACCCGCTGTTATAAAATACATTAGCATATAACTGTAGATTACCATAACTAGTACCAGGAATTCTCTGCTGCTGGCTTGCATCTACTACGTCTGCATTATAAGGTTGTGTTATAGGTGCTCCGGTACCTTGTGTTCCTCGTCTGATCTGACCAAGTACGTTAGTTCCAGGTAAAACAGAAATATTAGCAGTGTTTACATAGTTCCAGCTATTAGCGTTGACATTTCCTGTAACAATGTAATTTATACCGTTGTTACTAATCGCGGTGCCTTGTGCGTATCCTGTATTAGCTGCCCATGCAACTGGTGTATATATTGTTTTCTTGTAGTAAGTTATGCGTTCGCCGTTTATGAAAACCACACCCGGTCTTGCATAAACAGGATCAGGTGTATAGAGCACACTAGCATCGTTGACATAAATGTTACTGTCAGTTATAGACAACGGAATAGTTAATTTAGCTATATTTGCGCCACTGATGCGTAGATAGTCTGGATCATCTAGCATGTTATCAAAATAGCGATAGGCTACAATATTCGCACCATCTTGTATTTTTGTATAGATACGCATGTCTAGTGTGTCAAACATAATACCCGGAATCAGTTCCTCAGGTGCACGACTATGATATGTGTCAACAAATGCACCACCCTGTGTGATCACATCTTCAGGCGCTGATCCTAGTGCTAGATTAGCAAATAAACTGTACAATGCTTGATCATATACGCTAGTCGATAATAATGCCAACCCGTCTTGACTGAACTGTACAGGATCAAAAGGAGCTATGTCGTAGCTTCGACCAAACAGAGGGGTTACCTTAAAATTAGGACTCTGTGTCACAGCCGATGGATAAGTAACACCTGGCACTAGTTGTTCTAAACTGTCAAATCTACCATAAATTGTTGAATCTGCAGATAATGTTACATTCGTGCTTAATGATACCTGCGCAACTTTGATCGGAGTACCGCCAAAACTTATGTTGGCCAAGGTTACGTTTGCACCTATACTGTCACTGAGATTAACACTGTTTGTGGTATAATTAATACTTTGGATAGTTGCCTCAAATGGAATTCCTGGCCCAGTTACATAAGCACCTACAGTTAACCCATTCATATTGTTTATATTTTCAATCGAAGATATGCCTTGTGTAATGTTGCCTAAAAAGTATCCTCGACTGTTAACCATTAACGTAACATTACCAATGATTTCTGTTATGTATCCTGCCTCAACGCTATGACCGTTTATGTACATGTTTTTAGCTATGCCTTCAGAATTGTACACATAAATGGTATTGGTATTAGATGCCGAATTCGCTAAAGTAATAGCTGTATAGATTGTATCAACAGCAGGCATAACCGCTGTTGGCTCGTAATACCCAACTATACGATCGTTGGCATTGTCAAAATAACTTGATGGGCAAAGTGAGTAGTCACTAGGTATAAATGTGTTTCCAGTAGTAATGTTGGCGTTAATGAAGTATGATTTACGCACCACTACATTACCATCTAACACTGCTCGTGTCACGATGTCACCACTAGTTACTCGTCCGTTGCTGTCAAATTGTGTTTTTATATAGGTAGTATTTGATGTCCATACTTTGACATTACTGTTATATTTCACACGGTCAAATTTAAGTTTGCTGTCAAATGTACGCACCACCGGACTATACATTACAGCATAGGCTCTTGCTTGTTCGGTGCCATTACCATTAATAGTTACTATAGGTGTGCTAGTGTAACCTACACCACTGTTGGTAACACGAATATTACTGATCGTGAATGTATTACCATCAAGCACTGCCACAGCAGTTGCCCCTAACCCGTTACCATCTGCGCTGGTAATAGTAACTGTAGGAGTTAGTGTATAATTAGCACCTCCTGATTGAATTTGCACACGGAATACTTCAAGATTTCGATTATTATACCACTGATTCCAAGGCCATAACTGCCAGGTCGCTTCGTCCTGTTCTACATAAGGATTTTCACCACTAGGACTACGGAAAATTCCCTGACCGTAAGTAGTATCAAAATATGCAGGTAGATCAAAGTCAGTTATGTCTCCAGCAAATTGATCATTACCAGTATAGTTCAACAAGTATTCGCGTATCTTAGTGCGATAAGGTTTAACTTCGTTAATGTAATCTTCGTAGTAGGATTGATTATCTCTCACATAGCTCGGAAACTGACTTAGTGTTCTTAATTGATGTGTTATTGTAATAAAACTAGATTTAAATAACCAGTCAACATATTTTTGCTCTGTCAGCAAATAATTTATTAAAATAAAGAATAAATTATTGAATTCTCCTTGTAGAGTTCCTACAAGTATATCGTTGTATAAGGCGCTGACTATAGAACGGATTTCAAAATTTGAATTTTGATCAAATCTATTACTGTCATAATCTTGATTACCAAATCCAATTTCGCTGGCTTGATAATCGGCCAATGATGGATTGATTCTTATAGTGCCGTTCTGTATTCCGACTACACGTAGACTGCCATCAGCCTGTACTTCTACTAATTGCCAAGTGTTATTACCGGTAGCATTTTGGATGAATATCAAGATTCCTTCTACTGCATTTAATTTTACAGCGTCGATAGTGGTAGCTACACTAAAGTCAGGCTTAGTTGTAGCACTGTATCCTTCTGCATACCAGTCAATGAAATTCCAGTATAGGTCAGATTTAAACCCTTGTATTCTTACTATATTCCAAGTCTTGTCAGCCTGCAGAGAATACAGTACCCATAAACCGTCTTGCGAGGTATCAAATTTGACCAGTACTCGATAACCAACTGGTAGTTCAGAGGTATCGATATAATCTAGTTCAAGTTCAGTGTTAACTAGTTGATCGTACTCGCCTAGCTTAAAGTTAGGTTCAGGTTCTGCCGCGTACATTCCAGAAAGGTCAGACTCTTCCGCTATTGGAGCTTTAACAAAAATGTCATTAATGTATGAAATTAGTTCGTTTAAGGCAGCTAATCTATCAACAAACATGCTTTGTCTTGGTCGAATTAAAACACCATATCTGTCTGCTTGACTCAACGAAGGATCTGGTACCAATGATCCATTTCGATCTATACCTGCCAAGCTGTCAATCATTTTGTTAACCAACGAAGGAGGTATTATGCTACTAGGATTACCTTTTTGTACCAACTCATATTCACTGTGGATAATATCAGAGTTAATTACCAATTGATGATCCAAATGCATAACAGTGTTGTCTGCACTTAGATAATTTGCAATATTATAAAATGCAATCGCATCGCTTTTAATCATTGCCGCATACGGCACATTTTGATTTTTTGGATTAGCAATTAAATCTGCAATGGCACTTGTTGGTAAATTTCTTGTTTCATTATTAGGATCAACAGTAGATCTACCAGTCACCCAATAATAATAACGTACAGTTATAATATTTGTTGAAGGATCAACATAAGTTTGTTGTACATAAGCACTGTCATCAGGATATAAAGGTACCCCATCACCTACATTGTCTACGTACTGGCTAGGCAAGTAAGAACTTTTTACCCATTCACTGATTTCAATAGTACTACCGTCAAACAATCTTCCCCAATTCAAACTACGATATACAAGAGTATCTTGTTCATAATCAATGTAGCGAACTTTATTTAGATTCCACCATACACGACCTACTTGCAAATCGCCCCAATACAATTTAGAATTAATATTTGCATTAGGATTAAATCCTCTGTTATAAACAGCTGGATCATACTCTGTTTTGAAACTGATTTCTTGTTCAGCTTGTCCTAATATGCGTCCTTTTGCAGGATCTATAAACTGTAGATTTTCTTTAATTAAATTAGTTTGTGCGTCATACAGATATGCACGAGTTATACTGTCCAGATCCACTTTAGGTTGTTGATAACGAATCAATTGCCAACCTCTTGTCATAGCTGGATTATTAAACACATAAACAGAACCGCTGCCTGTTGGTGCGCCATTGGACGTCATGTTTGGGGCAGATATCGTAATGTATGATCCCTCGATATCTAAAGCATAGCCAAATTCTCCTCCAGGAACTAGAGGTCCTGGATCTAGTTGTTGTGCATAAGCATAACGCCCAGGATTCTCTACTTCATTGCGAGGATCATCGTAAAGTTCGTAAATGTAAACACTACCACTACTTAATATACTGTCGCGGAATCTTGTAGTGCTGTTATCTAAACTAGTACCGTTCTTTGTGGTATTGATATCAAATGTTGTATCTCTAAAGGTAGTACCGCGAGCACTGCCAATGACCAACATGTAAGCATTTGCTGCAAGTTTAACTTTATTACCAAAATATTCACCAGGCAAACCAAACGGATTTATAATAATCTGCATGAATGCAAATACAATTAAGTTTGACTCTGTTAAGACCCCTGTACTATCTGTGTTAGTAATTCCAGATAAAATACGCAATTGGTCTTTAGATACGGTAACGTCAGAGTTAATGCGTAAATTACCATTTTCATTTGTAGCACTAATACCTAAAATGTTAGAAGTATTAATATCTTCAACAAATTCATCTAAGGTAGTCAAGCGCACAGCAACATTACCCACTACCCAAGTGTTATTAATTGCGATATTAGCACCTATGGTAAACACATTGGTGTTTTGATATTTGCTCACAGCAACAATATTCCCTGTGGTCGCTCGTACTACTCTTACATTGGCTCCTGTAACAGGTTGAGTAATATAATCTCCTACGGCTACAGTGACATTACTAGTTAAACCTAAACTTACACGAACTTCAAAGTTGTTTAGTCGGATTGTGTCGACTGGTTTAAATGTTGGATTCTTTAAGAATCCTCGATTAGTACCATACAAACGTCCTTTGTTATGGAACTTCCATACCGCACCTGAATTGTATTCTCTACCATTATCGTAGTTAGGTGCGCCAATATAAATCGCACAGTTGTTTGAACAGATTGTTAAACTAGTACCAAAAGCTGCATTAGCTTGGATGGCCTCAAGACCGCCCTCTAAACTATCAACACCAATTAGTCGTTCTAGTATATTAAACTGATTAACTTCAACAAAGATAATCTGACCTATAGCAGGTGGATTAATAAATCTAATGGTATTAGTGCCTACTACAGTATAATCTGTAGTTTCAATACCGTCAATTGTTACTTTGTAAACTGCGGCAATAGTATTGTCAGTCTGATAATCTTGACCACCTGTGCCTGGTACTGCATCAGTTACTGAATTAAATGCCTCGATCACACGATCCCATACATACACAGAACCTGCACCTGCTCGCAGGGTGCCATCATTATCAGCTACAGTATCGCCAGGGGCCCCTACTGCTAGCTGAGCACCATCAAAACTTGAAGAAACCGCAAATCCATACTGTGCCCAACTATTACCTGTAGGAATAGGTAGTTTAGTTAATAATTTGTAGTATGGCTGTTGTCGAACATTAAGTGTGGTTGCATTTATGTTAGCATTAAATGTAACAGTATTTCCAGAGACAGTGTATTCTACGTTTGGTAACCAAGTTTTAGACGAATCGGTAATGACCAAACCGTTGGGATCACTGCTCACTGGATTAAAGGATAAATTAACACTAGATACACTAGCGTTGCTGGCTGTGTTAAATGGAAATACGTTTGAAACTGTTAGATCAGCTCCTCTTATAATATTAAGATTGGCCGTTACTGTAAGATTACCAAGACTTACATTACCGCTGCTGCCATAGGTGGCCACTACAAAGTCTGTTAGTGTATCGACTTGAATTTCAGTGTTACTGATTACCGCTTTTACTGTAGCTTCTGCACCTGTAGAAACTTGAACTAATGTATCTCCAGCAACTATTTGTCCACTGTGACCATTTTGACTTAGGTAAAGAGTATTTAGATTGTTGATAGATATAATATCTTGTTGTACAGGTACAAATCTATCTAAACCGTAGACATACACAGTGTTATTGCCTGGAGCTCCTACATATAACCATTCACCATTTTGATTAAATGCTATACTATAACCAAATTGATCGCCTGCAACATTACCTATTAACACTTGACTAATTTCAAAAAATTGAGAACTTAGTGCTTTATCATAAACATATACATATCCGTTACCTACTGTTGATCCACTATTATATGCTCCTACTGCAAGTTTATTATCTCCTATAGGACTAATAGCGAGATCAACGCTATGTCCAAATTTTCTAGTGTTATCGGCCGTAGGTATTATATTGAAACCTTGCTCATAGTTTCCAAGATAATTTCTTAGGAATGTATTGACTTGTCCTACATTACCTGAGTCGGGTGCCCCTACGACTACAACCAAGTTGTCGCTGGACATTTTTACTGAAGTACCAAATGCGTCAGACGTACTGTATTCGGCTACACTTTTTTCTATTTCCTGATACAGCGACCACGGTGCTGTTTTTTCGTAGACTTTCCAGGTACCATTGGGTTGTGTGCCAAACGGTTGTCCTTGCACTGCTGTGGTTTCTGCATCATCATCAATCCAAATCTTGTCACCAACTTTCCAACCGTTTGGAGGATTTTCTAAACCATAGATACGTGCATCTTCCATGTACTGGAATCTGACACTGTCAAGTCTTAGTAAAATACCATTACCTTCTTGTGAAGTTAGATTTTCTAAAATTCCGTTGTATCGCACTAACACTTGTGTACTGCTTAACACTGAGATAACTCTGTAGAATCCATCAAATTCGCTAGCAAAATCTTTAACTAAGAATATACTGCCTTTGGTAAATCCATGCGGAAGTTTAGTAGTGAAAGCAATTTGATTATTAAGATTATTTGTGACCAAGGTTACTTGATTGTTAGTCTCTGTAACTCGGTATACATTCCAATCATTGGTAAAATCTCTAGCTACCCAAATTAGGTACCCGCTACCCATTTCTGAGATGTTATTATTTAGATCTACATAACTATCTAAATCAAAAATTTGCAAATCTATGTCGTCAATGTTTACGTATCCCGCAGTAGGAATATCATTGTCGTAGTTACTAGACGGAGTTCTATTTAATGCTACATTAGCACTATAGTCACCGTACGATCTGTACACCTGAGAGCGATCAAAAATATCTAATCCGTTGCTGATATTATTGTTAGCATCGTCGACAAATCTAGCCACACCAGGATTAACACCAAATGTTTTTTCATCTAAGACTATTTCAATAAATGGATTACTTGTTAATGCTCCGTAGTCTCCTACACGCATAGCCCATTCTTCGTACATGTTTATACTGCTGGTCAAATAATTAATATTAGCACTAGTAAATGCGTCAACCGCATTTTTTGTACCTTTTTGTGCAATATAGCCTTTATAAAATTCTATCTGTGTGGTTTCAGTAAGGCCCAAATCTGCTAGATATTGACGTTCTTTATAGCCGATTAGTGCATGGCTGTACTCTAACTGGTCTTTGTTCCTAATTTTACCGTAACTATCATAGTATGATTGGCTTTCGACTGCTATAGTAGCGAAATTAGGTAGCAAACCTTTCTTAAGTTCTTCAGCTAATAGTAGTTCCCAGTTTTGAAATTGAAATACATCACTAGCGGGAATATCCTGAATCGCTACATAGAATCTACCTTTATACTGTACAAGGTCTCCTTGCAGATAGTCACGTCCTTGATTCCAAATTGCAACTACTCCTGAATTATAAATAAATCCTTCAGGGCTTAAACTACCATCCCATTGTGCTGTACGTTGTCCAATAAGTTTTAATCTGTATTGTCTGTTACCACTTTCAGGTTGATAAATGACATCATTGAACACCGTTGTATTATCAAAGATTAACGTGTGTTCGTACTGAACTAAATTCAAATCTACAAAACCTAACACACTAGCCGCATCGTCCAATGTCAACTTAAATTCTGTTGGTGTTCTATAAACGTTATATTTGTTATTTTTAATCAAATTGAAGTTTTGGTCAACTACCTTAGTACCGTACTGTGAATCTTCAATCCCCTCAATTATTGACCCTGAAGAAACAGCATTTAAAGTATCAGACACAGGACTTAAAACCAAAATACTACCTGGTTTCCAACCTTGTTGCGCCCAATATAAAAATTCTTTTGCGCTTAATGTCCAATCTTTAATCTGTTCTAGCTGTGGATCAACTGAACTAAATGTAAAACCCTGTGCGATTAAGTAACGTTCGTAACTAATTAAAAAATCTACTAATTGCTGTTGACTATTAAATTCATAGCCGTACGGGACATTCATATTAAGATTCTGAAAATCTTTGTATATAGTGGCAGAGCTTCCTAAAACCGTTATTCTTGTGGCATTGTTATTAACAATACTTGGTATTATAGTAAAGAAACTATTGAATAAATCATATCCTCGTACAGTGTAACCGTTAGTTGTTTTTTCAACAATAACCGCACTATAGATTATTTTATCTATGGGTACTGGCTTAGTGTTTAAAAATATTTTGTAGTTTTCATTTGGGATCAATACACTGTCATTTGAACTCGCAGGACTAACTTGCTCTGCTAGAACTTTTAAATATTTTTGATCTGTAAACCCGCTAACTTTATATGCTAAATTTACTTGGAACTTTTCTATCAGATTTGACAGATAATTCTGTGGATTAATTCCAAGATTAATTAGATAATCAGCGATCCAGTTAATATATCCCGCAGTACGATACACTGAGGTTAAATAACTTTCTCCGTTAAAGGTTATAGCTTCTTGGGTTATGTGCCCATTGGTTGAATCAAATAGATATTGCTGATTAATTATTGCAATACCTTCTACATTTACCGACTTACTATACAAACTATTAAGAGGAGTATAGGCATTGACATTAATCAGTGTACCAAAGTAAAATGCAGGTTTTACTAGTGCTAGTGCCTGCTGAACAGCAAATGGAAAATCGCTGCTAGCACGCCACGCAAATTCTACTGGTCCTTGCTGTCCAATAGCCCAGGCTGATGCTGAACGTTTACTGTTAAATGTTTTAGCTAGTATAGAGGCAGGAGCAATTAAGTTACCGTTTGCATCTACAGGTATATAGTTGCTCAATCCTGGGCGACTGTAATTTTGATCAATGCCTTGACGATCCCCGAATCTAATGCGCCCTAGTTCTAGGTCATCCCATAAAACTTGGTTAGCGCCAGTGTACGGTGCAGTACCGTAATAGGCCTCCCACCAACTTGGCTCTGATGAAAATCCTAACATTTCCCAAGGGGTTATGTGAGGACGATAAGTGTCATAAAAATATTGATAACAAGCACGCCAACTTCCCGGCAACAATTCTTCATCTACCCTATCACGACTTGCGCCATAGTTCCATGTAAACGGATCGTTGGATTGGAAAGTGTCATTGGTACTGTAATCCAGCTTATTGTTGCCAATCCAGCTTAGAAAAGATTGACTTAGTACTTGATTAAATTCTGTAAGATTGTATTGTCCTTGTCTAAATTTGCCTGGTACAACAGAATAAATTTCATTGAACGAATTTTTGTTAGGTAGTTTAATATTGTTATAGATACGTTTTTCTAATTCTAGTAAAAATTCATCTCTATAATCATTAAAACTAGGAGTAATACTACCATCATGTCCTCTGATCACATAGATTGGATCTCTGTACGTATCGTCGTAAAAACGTTCTGGCACAAACGCAGGCCATAAACCTAACTTGCTTGGAGTCTCTGGTATGTAGTTACCGTCAGTGTTACTGTATTCAACTATCTTAATGATATCGCCTACCGATAAAGGTATTAGAAAATCTACACTAGGGGTTTCGCGACTGAATCTATAATCTAATTCGTTAATTAGCTGCTGGTCATTTAAGTATATTAATATAGCCTTGTTGCTTAAAATTCGATCGTTAAAAATTTCAGTAATTTCATAGTTTGTTTTTAAAGGATCAAAAACTTGGAAACCATCAATACTGCCGATTTGTCCAACGATATTTTTCAATGGACCATATGGAACCATGTCGCTGTAGTACCAAGGGAATGATTGATTTTTGACAAAATTAATTTTTGTTAGAATAGTATCAACACTGGATACTGGATCGTTTGGATCGATGCCTGATAGACTTAAGCTAAGGTCTAAAAATTTATTTTTAAACTTAGTGTACTCTAATTGCGCATATCTTATAGAGTTAATAAAATTAGCCTGTTGATCTATCAAAAATACGCTAGCATAAGGCACTGGTGCACTATGTTGTAAGATAGTACCCCCTTGTTGTTTTATATCAATATCTCGTAAATTGCTTTGTGCTAAAATATCGCCCTCAACGATAGTACTGTTTTCTGCAAGGCTTATCAAGTGATTACGAATTTGGCCCAACGTTAGTGTGTCTATGTCAATATTTTGTGCATTAAGATCTAAATTTTCAGGAATTTCGTAAAAGGCTGTGTCACTTACAGTGTTACTATATACTAAAATATCTATAGTATCGTTTACCGTCAATGGTACGGTAATTGTGATTTCAAAACCGTTTATAGTCCAACTAGTATTACTAAGATATTTTGAATTTTGGAATATCTTTAGATAAGGAATAGAACTTTCACCTGAGGCCGGCAAGATGTTAATGGTAAACGGATTATTTGCTCCATCAAAAACAAAACTGAATAATTGATATTGTTTACTTTGTTCGGGCACTGTTAGCCAAGTATTTTTTGGAATTAGATTATTGGCATCTATAATTTTTTGTAGATACCCAATGTTAATATTTTTTGTAATGATGTTTTTGTTTTCATCGATGTAAGAAAAATCATCTGTGTTAAAAAAATTAGAAAACTTAATATCACCTTGAGTTTGGAAATTTTTATAACTTAGATAAAAACTTTGTACTTCATTACCATTTGCATCTATAAGGGGTGCTACAGGACCTCTGCTAAGTACTTCGTCAGGCACTCCGGTACTTGCACGGTCATAGCCAAACAGTTGGGTTCCTGAGAATGAACTTCTTGAATAACTGCTTAAACTTGTTTCCGTACTATCAAAGACATCAAACAAAGGCGGTTGTTGTAGATAAATTTTTTGTTGTGCAGAATTCCAATTAACTCCGTCGTACCACCATTGACCACCTTTATATTGTCCTAGTTTAATCACGGTAGTAGCATAGTTTGAGACTTCGCCGTCATTGGCCAGTTCTAATTCTATGTAATAAGGACCTGTAGGATTGCCTTGATTGTCAACACTATATTGAACAAAAATTAGGTTAAAAATTTTATTTCTGACCAAAGGATCGTTGTCTGCGGCAAAAATTACTCTAAGACCATCCGGATAAATTACATTACCTTGACTGTCAATTACTTCTATCCCAAACACTGTGGTATAGGTTTTTCCCTGGAGATCAGTAAATGCATTTTGTATACCAGTATCTAAAATATCAACAGGTTTTTTCGCTATCCTACCGCTATTTACTAATTGTAGATCAGATTCAAATTGAACTATTGGACGCTGACCTCGTATACCTTCCGTAAAATTAGGTTGTATTCCATTATAAGATGCAGCCGCGATGATTACATCAATGTGGAACCAACGATTATTTCTTGACCAAGCATTACGATCTAAACTTGCACGATTAATAGTAATGTAGTCAGGAAAATATTCATCAGGATAATTTGTAGTTATTTCTTCGTTATACGCTTCTGGTGTTACTAACTCTTCAACAGGTACAAGCCTTATTCCGTTTTCGTCGCCCACGTGCTCAACATAAAATTGTTGATTTTGATATTCTATAGGGATTACATCATCACCAAATTGAATTTTTAAACCGGAAGTAAATTCAACCCCATTAGGACTTGTGTAGTTTTGTTGACCTAAGATATCAGTCTCAATGTTTATTGACCATCCAGTATATTCTACTACTTTTATAGAATTAAAAATATCTCCTCGTGATCCATCTTGAATCCACAATTGATTCGCAGTGGCGGTTATCAGAGGCGTTTGTTTAAAGAATTCATCATAATCTTTATAAAATTCTTTGTTGGCATTAGCAACACCATACTTAATATATACTTGTTCATTAATACCAATATCTTGGACATATATAAGTTTTAATAACGGATCATTGCTACCGTCAGAATTAGTGATACCTGCATCAACGAATACCACACGCCATACACCAAATCTCTCTTCTACAGGAACCACGAAACCTGCATCATATCCTGGTACTATATTACCATCATTGTCGCGCACCACGGGATTCGTCCAAGCATCTTCGCCTAGATTGTTCCATGCACTGGTAATTATAAAAATTGTAGTTTTGCCGTTTAACTGTCCAGTAATACCAGCATATTGTGGATAAACAGATAGAAATTGGCTAAGTGTTCTATTCGCTAATGCACTATAAGGAATAGGTGTAGCATAATCTGCATTGTAGACAGTAGGCATATTAGTAAATCTGTCTTGAGCATTCGCTGGAGGTACACGGAAAGTTATCGTACCTTGGTCTGTTCCGTTGTTTTCTACACCCAGAACATCTCTGCTACTGATAGTTGGAGTAGCTCTTAGTGTGCCACTGGTACCTATCTCAGACTGGATCCAAAATGCAAAACCTGGTTGATTTACTATGAATTCATAAACGCCGCCGCGAGCTAGTGTTATGGTATTATCTACAACTCCATTATTTTTAAAGATATATCTACCATTTGATGGATCTCTGACAACTTCATAGGTAATCTGTAAATCGAGACCTTCAGTGGTAACTTCAACAGGAATAGGACCGTTCGGTAACCAATAGTATTGGCTAAAATTAATCAGTTTATCAAAACTAATTTTTGGGTCAAAGCTATAGTAGTCTTGGCTAAAAAGTCTACTGTGGTCATTGGTTAGTCCACCATAATACTCAATTTTATTTAACAGGTCCACATAGTCTGCAAAAAACACAACCTCATTTTGATCGTTTCGAGTAACAACTGAAGGTTCAAGTTGATAGTCTTGGCGTTCTTTAGTAGACTCTAAAACATAGCTATCGCCAAATTGATACGTTGGCGCAAACTTACGTCCTATATATCCGTACAACGTTTCTAAGTTAGGTTCAGTTACTAACTGATCCATTGTTGCAGTCAGAAACTTTTTGTTGGTATCTGTCTGAAATATTGTAGGTAAAAATGTATTGGTTTTTCTTGTCGCCATTATTATTCCGTTTTTACTTTAAGCTACTATTACTAATCCTGTTTGATTCAATTGAGCGGCAGTGATTGCAGTGATAATCTGCACATTGTCAACCGTTGCCGCGCTGGTTATTATTTCGTTGATATTTGCATTTACCTGTAACAAACTACCAAAAGCTTCTGCTTCGTTAGCTGGTACAATTATAATACTTGAAATATTAGGGCTCAGTTGAACATGTAGATAACTGGCCAATTCACTGAAATAAAACGTTTCGCCAAAATCCCAGTTGGCTATGTCAAAGTATTGATTAATTGCGGCAATCACACTGGTTTTAATTTCATTGTCGCTTACAACAACATTTGGATTTTTCACGATCTTAAAAGTTGCTCGTAATGTTGGTTCTGCTTTGTTACCGAATAAGGGTTTAAACGATGCTGGATTATAGATAATTGTGTCACTTATAGTTTTATAATTGTCTAAGATACTGTAATTGGTCTGTAAGTCTTCACTGGTAGGTGGTGTTGGCTCAATTACTAGTCCAGTGCTATCCTGCACCCATGCTAGATAGTCTGTTGTATATTGCTGAGTAAGAACATACAAATCAATAATATTGTTTGGACTTGGGTCAATACGTTTATTATTAGGACTATTGTGTCTATATTGGAAATACAAATCTTGGCGGCCTAATTTAGCTGTGTAGGTTCCTGAACCGTTTTGTCCATCTTGTATAACAAGAGTATACACTGCTCCAGACACTTCTAGTTTATAAAATTCATTTATTGGGGCGATATAAAATAGCTGATTATTTTGATATAGAGTTTTTGCCTGTTCAGCAGCTCTGAGAGTTTCGTATTCACTGTTGACTAAATTTTTGTCGACTGGTGTCTGGACAACAAAATTATCATATCCTATTGTAGATTCAAAATATACATATTTGTCATTGGTATTGATTGAGGGGTCTACAATCAGATCAAACAGCTCGGGATTATCCGGAATACCGTCATTATCACTATCACTAAATGTTATCTGTACTCGATTAATATTTGTATATCCATCGACTTCTACTATACTTTTATCAATGTACCAAATATAGTCTAGATTTAGCGGCATACTGTTGTCGGGATTACTGTTAACTTTTAAAATTTTAATTTGATCCTGAACTGTCTGTCCTGTCTTAGCATCAAATATCTTGGTCGTGCCATCATAGTAAAAATTAGTTTCTATCACACTTTCAAATACATAACGAAGTCCGCGATAACTAACTGTATAAGTTTGCCCTACAGTTTCAAAAGATATAATCCAACTACTATCTAATCCTTGCCCGCTATTATCTCCTGCATACGTAAGATCAAATCCGCCCGCAGTGTTTAGATTTTCTGGAGCTATAATTAACCAATCATTAACATCAGTATCGTAGCGTAATCCAAAGTTAGCAAATGCCTGTACGTAACTAACCATTGTTTGTACCAATGAGTTTGAAAAATCAACATTAAATACTGCAAATACCTGATCACCTAAGACAGTTTGTTGAGATCCGTTAAGAGCCAATGGAATCCTTTGGTTTAGAGTTACTGGGCCTGCGCCGCTGTCTAAGTTTCCCTGACCGTTGTTAGTACCATCACCTACTACTAATTCAACTGCTGCATAGACGTAGTATTTGTCACCAGGTTGGCTAGGAGTTCCTACTTTTACATAATTTTGGCTGTCAAAATAATTTCCGGAACCTGCACTAAATCGTACAATAGCACCCTGCTGGATATATCTATTACTGTTAGCTACAATATCGCCAATCTGCAGAATATTACCGTCAACATCTACAAAGTAACCTGTGCAACCATTTGCTATCAGTGTCGAAGTGTGCCAATAAACATTGGATAAACTAATTAGCGGATAGTCTGCATAAAATAACTGTTTGGTTTCTGTAGCTTGGGCAATGGGTGCTACTTGTCCGTAGATTACACGGAAAATATCGTTAGTGGTATTGTAATCAAAACTAAAACTATCAACAAAACTATCTCTATAGAGAATACCGTCTTGAGCAAAAATGTTTGTGCTTGAATACTTACCAGTTACATCAATAACATCTAAGTAACGGCTAACACCTGAGCTGGTGCGGTTAACTGCTTTGACTTTTAAAATATCACTGAACAGGGTATAAGGCAAGATGTTATAGTCTTCGCCCGTGACCATGCGATTCTGTGTGTAGAATTGTTGCGGTGCTTTTTGTTTAATGTCGTCTAGGCTTTCTCGTGTGGTTGCATTAGCCACAGTGTACTGTAAGCTGGCTGTAACGTTTAAAACTTCAACACGACCGGTTTGACTCACATAACTTAATGCAACTGTGATGCCTTGCATTTCATCAGGTGTAATCTTGTACTGTAGTCCATTTGATATTCTATAATACAATCGATAACGTCCGCTAGGAATATTAGCGAATGCACCATCACCAAATATTAGATCAATTTGATCTCCTGCCCGGGTATTGACCTGATAAATGTTTCGATCGGTAAAATTATTATAGATAACATTAGTATTAGCCACAGCCGGAACCTGTGACCAAAGTTGGTCTAAATTACCATTAGCATCTACGCTGTACAGCCAAATGTCGCTGTTGTTTATATTGTTTGCGTTGATACTGTAAACACGATTGGGTACGCTTTCTTCAAATGTAAAATCTGTACTTTGTAAAGATCCTTGAACAAAATACAGGAAGAATCCAGTATTATTACTGTTATTGCCTAGACCATCATTTTTATAGATAAAGTTAAAAGGTACATTAAGTGCTGGTGCAGATTCATAAACATAAGTCTCTCCAGTGGTAGTAGGACTTACTACTTCAAAATTCATACTAGTGCCTGCCACTGTGGCAGTTATTGGATACACAGGAATAGTATTAGGAATATAATTAATTTGATATTCATCTGTGGTTACACCGGCTATAATTTGACTGCTGGCAGGCTTACCAATCACTTGGTTACTTTGTAATGCAGCATTTAGTACTAGTGTAAACTGTTCTAACCAATTGTTATTGCCTGCGTCTGCCCAGTTAATCACTAGACCGCTTAGATTAATACCGTTGCTGTCAAATACAGGTTCAGTAGTGCTGACACTGTCAAACTTTAAGAAACCTTTGCTGTTAATATTACGTTTAGGATTGTAGGATATTAAACGTGCAAGTTTAAGAATACTGTCACGGCGTTGTGCGGTGTCGATAAAGTTTTCACGAGCATTTAAATCACCGCGGAAAGCCAGGCTTTGACCCAGAAATGCGATCATATCGATCAGTGCGATAAACTCACTGGATTCGATATAGTCATTGAAATCTTCTGGATAGTACAGTTGAAGATAGTTGATCATCGACGCACGAAGAGTTTCAAAATCATAGCTTTGAAAATCTGCGTTACGAAAACTTTGATATAGTTTAGTCCAATCTTCTGCAATCAATAAACTAGTCTGTCTTGTAGTTGTTGCCATACTTTATTCCTAATATAATGTATTTATCTTAAGAATAAACAGCGTAGTTTATTACTGTGCGGTGAGGGTTTGTGTATCTCCGTTAAAACGAAGTAACATGATGTTGGTTTGATTAGTAAGAACGTAGCGTAGTTGCAGTTCGATAAGTATTCCTTGATCGTATTCTGTAATTATAATATTATCAAAACTCACGCGAGGGTCGTAGGCGGCAATAGACTGTACATCGTTAACTATTACACTTTTTAGATCTTCTGTAAATGGTTCATACAGTGTATTCCAGATAATAGTGCCAAAATTAGGACGCATAAGTTTTTCACCTTTACGTATGTTAAAATGATTAAAAATATCTTGTTTAATCAAATCAAAATCTGTAAGGCGAAAATTACTTGTTCTGCCTGTGGTACTAAAACCTTTATATGTGCTGGCCATAATAATATTTATCCGGCGTTAATCGCAGGTAACTGTGGTGCTAGTATCGATACCGCATATTTTCCTTGATTGAAAGTTTCTACTGCATTGAGTTTGCCTTCTCGAAAATCTTTAGCCGCGTTAACTCCTAGTTTTTGTGCCACTGCCATGATTCCGGCTACATCTTCTGCACTCTGTTCGCTGCTAATTGCTCCATTGGCTAGTAGAGCTGTATAGTTTTGAGAAGTTACGGCACTTATAACGCTTTCTTGCTCGCTAGAGCTAGATAAAAAAGTTTCTACGTTTGCTATACCGTTTTTACCTATCCAACTGTTAGGATTAGATAGATCGCTGTTGCTGGCCACGGTATTTTTTACATATCCTGCTTGTTGTAGAGCTTTGTAATCAAATTGATATTTGCCCACAGCACCATCTGTACCAACTGAAGAATATGTTTGCCCTTTAGATAGTTGCGAGAATAGTGCTGTAGTCTGATCTAAGGATAGAGATCCAGCTGGCGCTTTGGCTGCTGGTTGATTTCGTAGATCTTTGACACTAGCTGTATTCGTTACCCCAGCTGATGTAGTAGTAGGGGACTTGGTTGCATCTACAGTACCTGAGTAAGGTCGAGGCTGGATACCAGGACTTTCGGGCACAAAAATAACTCCGGAAGTACCTCTTATATAAGGTTCATGTGTGGGTGCTACTGTGACAATAGTCTGTTGTGCGTTAGGTTTAGGTACCCAGCTGGTACCGCTGAGTGCAGTATCAAACAGTTGATTAGTCTGTAGTTTTTTAACTTCTTGTAGCTGTTCTCCTCCACCACTGTTTTGTAAAATACTTGCGGCCTGTAAAACTAACGTACCATCGCTCTTGATACTGATTTTTCCGCCCGCGTCAACATTAAATGAATTAGTTTTAAGTTCTGTACCTGCGTTAGCAGTAACGCGAAACTTGTCATCTGCTAGGAATTCTATTTTAGTTGTTTCTAAATTAAAACCTTCACCTGATCTGACTTTAATTTTGCCGCCAACGTCTAGATTAAAGTCCCTGTCAGCTTTCATATTGATACTACCTTCGGTACGTAGAGCGAATCCGCTCTCTGCGTAGACTAGTATACTTCCATCTTTGGCCATTTCAATCCAGCTTTTACCTGTGCTGTGTGCTAGATAAAGAGTTTCGTTAGTATCGTGCATCAACAGTTGGTGGCCTTTAGCAGTGCGCAGGCGAATCAATTGATCTTCGCCCATAGTCGCACCATCATCCATGACAAACACATGTCCACCTTTGCGTGACTTTGTGGTTAGATATTTGGCATCTACTTTGCCAGCCTTAAGATTATTAAGATAGTTTTTATCGTCTGCAGGATCGTTAACTGGACGACCGGGAGTACTGATACCAAACACAAAACTAGGACTTTCTCGCTGACTACTGCTGCTTAGAGGACCTCGAATATAGTCTTTATCTAACCCTTGTGATTTGTAAATATCCCATTGGTAAATGTGTACTGGTTTATTATTGTTATAGAACGCTGTGTTAGTAAAATCTTTGGTATATTCATTGAATTCTACTACCGGCAGAATATCACCGTCCTTAAGTCCTGCACCACCGCCAGGCAAGCTGGTTTTGTCAACGTTTTGTGTACCTGCTAATCCGGGTACCATATAATGGCTAAGATGTGGGTTTACACAGGCTACCCAATATCCTCTAAGAGGATCGCCCCCAATGAATAAAACTATAACCTGCACGTTAATATCTGGAGGCACAAACCACATACCATAGGTATGTTGTACAGTACTAAATTTATTTTCTAAACTAGGACGTTCAGTAGAGGTCTGTGTCTGACTGGTATAGCCCATGAACGGACTAGCATAGCTAACTGTGCGCCAGTTTTTGCTATCATCCTCTGGACCACCTAGATCAGGAATATAAACCTGTAGTCGTCCACTGCGTGTGGGATCTAGATTGTTTTTAACTAATCCTATATACGGATATGGGTCAACACGAGTGCCTGTCGCATCTTCGCGACGTGCATTTTTAATTACCTTGTTACCTATTCTATTATCGATTGCCATGTGTTATTCCTAATTCGTTGATCTTGCTTGTCTTATCTGTTCTTCTAGTATTGCTTTTTCATCTAGCAGTGTAGAATTTTGATTATTTAATCTTGTTAGCGTTGTCAGAGCCAATCTTGTTCTAACTTCTGATTGAGATGGGTCCGCAGCTATATAAGCATCGTATCGTTGTTGAGCACTATTTAATTGTCGTTCGTTGCTTTTGATCAATTGATCTGTATAATAAACTTCTCGCTGAAGACCACTTATCTGAGATTCTCCACCAAATGATGTTGGGATTGGTACATCGGGTGCCTGCGGAACCGGTATCGGCGGAGTTTGATTTTGTTCACTGATATTTGTAGTTGGCGCACTGTCCCTAATCGCTTTTAACTCCTGTTGTTGTGGTTCTTCTGTAGGTTGTTCAGCATTATTAATTTCTGCTACCTTTTGATCTTGGCCAGCAGTTTGATCCAAATCAGTGTCAGCTGCATCAGCTGTGCTAGGTGCTGTTCCATTGCCGGATACTAATAGGCTAGGTACAGGAGCATCTGGTGTAATACCCAAGATTCCTGGAACTGTGCTGGTAGCAGGACGTGCATTTGATTTATTATTATTGCTGCCAACATAGTCAAAGGCCACTTGTCTTGGTAATCTAATTAGATCTAAATCTTGAATAAACTTTCCTTGGCTAAAGCTACTGGTCACTGAAATTACATGATACAACCCGCTGAACACACTGTTTCGCTGCCCTGCATCATATTTCATAAATCCTGTCTGATCATCTATGTCTCGAGGTACTTTAAATAAGATTTGTACGTACACACCTCCGTCATCCATGACCAGGCTACCACCATTAGGTAGTAATCTAGGATCAATTGAAGTGGCCATAGCCGCTGAAGTTGTAGTTTTACTTTGATAAAAAACATCATCTTGTTTTATATAATCGGGATCGCCAATAATTCTTAATTTTACACCCAACATATCAGCTTGACTACTGGTCATAAGGCTGTCAGCAACGTCTGATGCTGCAACTTCTTTTGGAGTAGTTGGATTACCTGTAGCCACTGCTTTAGAATTCTGCACTACCGGTTTCATAATCAGCGGCATCACTGCATTATAGTCTATACCCTTAGGAGGATCTCCGCCTGTGTAGTTAGGTGCGTTTTGAATTTCATATTTGGTATTAATGCTATCGCCTGTTGGTGCTGTGGCTGTGAGATTATTTCTATAGGCTGTCTGTTGACTGTAGTATAAAACATTAAATTTTATATCTAGATCAATGACATCATCATTTTTGCCTGTGAATATATAGTTGTAATTTTTTACTGGGCTAACTACGATACCCTGCGGTGCTAGATCATTGCGAACGTTATACATCTTGTAGGGTTTGATTGTGTAGGTTATTTCCTTAGCCCAGACCTTGCGCACATCATCAAATCCTAGTATTCTAACCTTAGGTATGATTCTAAACCATTTGAGAGGTTTATCCTTCATCTCCTCTTTACGAGCTTGATATTCTTCTTGGCTGACGCCGTCTGGTATTATCAATTGATCCTGCACGTAACTACTGTTTCTAACTACATATTCTATTAACTTGTCAATGGTAGTACCATAGTTAACGCTGAAAATTGCACGAGTGGGGTCATAAATATTTTGACTATTACCTATGTCTGCTCTACGCATTCTTACCGCACTGTTAGTATCATTTTTCTGCATAGGAGTTTCTTTAGGTGTGTTACTTTTTTCTTCTACAAAAGTAGCACTGCCTATGACATCTTGACCAGTATCGGGATCTGGTAGGAATTCAAAACGAAATACGTCCGCTATGCCGATTTTTTCAGCGTCCTTAAGCCCTTTATAATAGGCATTAATTGCAGAACCAAAACTGTCTACATTGATAGTAGATTTGGCTGCACCTTGATTAAGTGAATTAAACAGTAGGCTTGGAGCATTCTGTGCCTGCGCTGTCTGTGCATCCTGTTCTTGACGTTGTTGCAGAGTTGATCTAGCCAGTATATCCTGTGCAAGAGTATCGTTGGCTGTGCCTTCTACGCTTTGGAAAAAGTCTGCTACTGTTCTTGATGTAACTTCCATATTGGCAGGCACAGTGACTACGGAACTATCAAATGCGGTATGTCCAAACGGGGTAGCAGCAATTGAGTACTCTGCACCACGCTCAGTGATCTTAACGTCCATCTTAGTAAATTTTACTGGGAATCGTTTCTGTAGATCATCAACAGCGCCTATTAGGTTACCTGCTTCATCTATAACAAAAAAATCAATCTGCACCAAATAGGGCATGTCAAGATAGTTTTTGCCTCCCAGTTCTTCTGTTACTTTTAATATGCGTTCTACCAAGGTAAAACCGTAGGGTTCGATAATTGTAAATTTAGTATCGATAGCATTGGTATTTCTACTTTGATCGTTGGGGGCAATCATCGTAGTCACAGTAAAGTCATTGAAATAAAAGTCTTCGTTAAAGTTTTTATTTCTGGGGAAATTATCGCTGTATCTACCGGCACTGGCTATTAACACATTTTTAGGAGTATATTTCTGTGTTACTACTACATCATTATACTCCTCACCAGTCATGATGTGTAAACTTAAAGCATAGATGTATGATGGGTAGCCATGCAGTCTGTTGGGTATAGGCGGAACATTTGCTACATAAATTTGAGCTGATTGTCTTGCATCTTCTGGAGCTTGCTCACCCGGCGTACCACCTATGACTCCTTCCGGCACTCCGCCAGATAAAGTTTGAGCATAGTTCACACGTTTTTTTAAAGTCTCCCCGCCCGATCTTTCATAATAAGTATCTATTACTTCGGCAGCTCCGGCAGCTGTGGTCTGTGATTTTAATCTTGCACCTGCGGCTTTTTCAGGACCTTGTGTTAATTCCCAATTGACATAATCCAATTGTTGTTCTAAAGTGCCCTGGGTTACTGGTACACCATAACGTTGTTCAAATGCTGTTTGCCTAGCACCTCGCCATTGGGCAATACCTGCAGCACCTTTACCTCCACCGGCTGCGTTAAATGCTTTTGCGTTGAGATCTACACCAGACTCTGCTTGTAAATTACCAACTATGCCTGCAGCCTGTGCATCGGACCATCCTTTAGACTTAAGATAATTTACCGCAAACTGTGCATTCCTGGTAACTGATGTAGCCATTGATTATAATCCTAGAGCTGCTACCAGATTTTGTTTTTGTGGAATATAGATAGTTACGCCGGGTTCAAAATCATATACCGGATCCTGGATAACGTTTGGATTACGTATAGCAAATACCCACCATAGATTTTGATCACCATACAAGTCGTATGCTAGTAGGTCAGGGCGGTGTTTATAGATAGTGTCTATTTCATAAGCCACATCACTGGCCACGATAGGAACCTGTGGTATGTTAGCTACATCTAAAAAGAAACCATAAAAATCTGTGTTAGTATAAGGACTGGTTTTTCCGTAGTTGGCAGCCATTAGATAAATCCTCCTGCACCTGTATCTCCGTCGGCTAATAGCTGACCTTGTGCAAATTGATTGAGATTAAATCTGTCATGTAGGCTCTTACGACTATATACAGGACGTAAAGCAATATTAATAGTACTAGAAGTGGGCAAACGTGTGGTTGTGGTGATGTCTTTTCTGCGGCTGTTTAGCATAGTAGCCTGTGTGCTAGGTGTTGTAGCCTGTGTTTCAGAACGTAGTAGACCAGGAACAAATTTTTGTTCTTCTTCGCTTAGTTGTACTGAACGACTAGGTTCTGCAGGGCTACTATCTAACTCGCTGCGAGTCACAGGCACTTGGATGTAATCAACATCTGCAGGCATGGTATGCGTAAAGCTGGTCAATACACAAGGCACGTGTGGCAAGTAGTGACTTCCATATCCATCCAAATATACCACAGGCGGTGGCATACCTACATTGTCGCCTGTACCAAAAAACATCTTAGTTACACTGCGTAAAAAGTAAATTACAGCCATTAAGTACTGACCATCGCTGGCGTTTTGTACAGTAAAATCACCGCTGACAGTTATGTCACTCACTTCTGAATAGTTATAGAATTGCGCGGGATAATTACTATGTGTAAGTTGTTGTGTGCTGTACTGTGCAGTGTGTGTCATTAGCACTGTTGGAGTATAAGGAAAAATTACCCCGTTGGTATTAGTCAAAGGATGTAGTAGGCTATTAGGTAACAACATTGGATCCTGATAGAACACCTTGGCACCAGGATTAAGGCTAATCCTAACACGCCAGTCATCTTCGTTTGCCGCACTAGCACCGCCCGCAGCAGCTATACCTTGGAACCCTATGTTTGGAGCAGCTTTAGTGGCACTACTCATTCCACCAGGTAACAGACCTGATATTGCATTACGGGCGTTTTTTGGATCCAGTAGATCAAAAACAGTATTAGAACCTTGTCCTAGTACATTTCTAACTACTCCGCCGCCAGATTGTTGTAATATTCCGCCAAAATTTAATGCCATATGTAAAATACCTCTTGCTTTACTGTATTTATAGGTTATATAATAGTAGTATATTAAAAGGAATCTTATTAACCATGAGAAAGGTGAATTACTTAAACAATAAAGACATACTTAAAGAAATCCATAAAAGTAAGTCAACATACTGTAGTTTTGCAGCACCCAGCGACAAAGATTACGACATGATCGTAACCAGTGTCGATAAAATCACTAAAAAACACATCGAAGAAGCACGCAAGGCACGCATTGAACGACTAGCAAAAGAACAGCAAGAACAAGACCTCCTAAACGGCGTTAAAAAGAAACTAGATAGCTACACTACACCTCTCAAGGACATCCCCGCAACTGACGTAGTATTCCGTGTTATGACATGGGAACACATACCTATCGACGAAGCCAAGCAAAAGAAAGCAGACGCTAAACTACGCGAAGAGATGGAAGAAGACGAAGATTTTGAAACAGAATACGATGATCCTAGTCTAATACCCAAAGCGCCAGCAAAATATACTAAAGTAAATTTTCCACCATTTCAACATTACCGAGTAGACGAAAACAATGCTCCTTATCTAGTAGGACGCAGTCACTGGAAGGGCGGATTAGAAAAAGGCAAGTTTAGCAAAGATCACGGCCAGATGACAAACAAATTGGCTCATATGTTTATTAAATTATGTGAAAGGTACGCTACACGTAGTAACTGGCGTGGTTATACCTACAACGATGAAATGCGTAGCCAAGCTCTATTACAGTTAAGCCAAATTGGTCTACAGTTTGACGAAAGTAAAAGCCAAAATCCTTTCGCTTATTATACGGCGGCTATTACAAATAGTTTTACCCGTGTACTAAACATTGAAAAGCGTAATCAAAATATCCGTGATGATATCTTAGAGATGAACAACTATAATCCTAGTTACACACGCCAAGGTGAATGGGGTGCTGGTGGTGGACACTACGAAGAGTAATGTTCGACTTTTTAAATCAATATAAGATTGTCGGAGATTGCACACTAGAAGACTTTTATTCTAAACCTTCTAGTGCGTTGTATCAATTCTTATTACCTCTGAAGAAAGATTCATTTGCAGAAAATGAAAGAATAGTATTCTACAATTTTGCTAAAATAAATGATGAGTTTTTACTGCATCTACAAAAAACTTTAAATTATCTAGACATTCCGGAATTTTTTATTTTAGTAATAACAAATCAAAAGTCCACAGTGGAGCGGTTACCGGAAATCAACTGTAAATTAGTATCTCACGCAGATTCGCCTACCGTAGACAAAATTATTCCCATATTTAATAATGATAATTCTATGTGTGCCCACGCTTGGATCGGGGCACACTTATATCCAGACGGCACAGCTAAACCTTGTTGTAATTCTAGTTTAACTATATCTAAACCTGATGGCACCCCTTATAATATCAAACAAGATAGTATCTCTGATATAGTAAACAGTAAGTGTATGCAGGATTTACGACAAGAGTTTAGAGATAATAAAAAACCAAAAAGTTGCAGTGCTTGTTGGCAACGAGAAAGTCAGGGTCAGGAAAGTAGAAGAACCATTGTGCCATACAAACTTGAAAATATCTACGGACAGATCAATTGGGAACAAGAAGGTCAATTGACATACCTTGGTGGACATTTAGGATCATTGTGCAATCTTAAATGCCGTATTTGTAGTAGTACTTTTAGTTCGTCTATTGCCAATGAATATTTGTCAGAAGTATCTTTTACTGATAAGAAAGATTCAACACATTATCGAAATTTAAAAAATTCAGAATGGGTGTTTGATGATAAATTTTGGGCAGAATTAAGGATCAATGCTAAAAAAATTAAAAATTATGAATTTTTGGGTGGTGAGCCGTTTATGTTAAAACAAAATTTAGAATTCTTAAAGTTTTTAGTTGATAGCGGATTCAGCAAAGAAACTATATTTTACTTTAGCACCAATGGAACTCAATATCCTAATATATTAGATTATTCAGAACATTTCAAAAGATTAGAAATAGTCTTTAGTATAGACAATATCGGTGAACGTTTTGAATTAGAAAGATGCAATGCTAAATGGTATGAGGTTGAATCTAATCTTCAACGCATGATTGCACAGAGAGAAAAAACAAAAAACTTATCTATAGACCTGTGTGTTACCGTGAATATACAAAATGTTTTATATTTGCCAGAAATATTCCAATGGATAAGAACTGTTGATGTTGATAGTTTCTATATAAATTATGTATTATACCCTGAATATTTGTCCATCACTAGCTTAACAACACAGGCACAGGATCTAGTTATTGATCGATTAACTTCGGTTGAGTTAACTGCCAAAGAAAAAATAGAGATTGATGCAGTTGTTAATATTATAAAAACTTCCATTGGATCAGATGGTAAGGAATTTATACAACAGATGAAAAGGTTCGATCGTGTAAGAAATCAAAATTTTGCTATTACACACACTGATATCGCCAAAGCCATGGGATATGAGTAGACAAATAGGATTTAATAAGGTATAATAACTGTTATGGCTAATCTATTCAAGAAAGCGGCTGTTCTGACTGACATTCATTTTGGATTAAAGTCTAACAGCCAAACGCACAACGACGATTGTCTTAACTTTGTCAAATGGTTTATAGAAACCGCCCGAGCAGAGGGCTGCGATACCTGTTTCATGACAGGCGACTGGCACAACAATCGTGCAGCGATCAACATAGTCACACTGAACTATAGTCTTACTGCTCTAGAGTTATTGGGCAAGGCCTTTGATCGTGTGTTCTTTATTCCAGGTAATCACGATCTATACTATCGTGACAAGCGTGATATCCAATCAGCTGAGTGGGCACGACATATTCCCAACATTGAGATCATCAACGATTTCTACAAAGAAGGTGATGTTAGTATCGTTCCTTGGCTAGTTGGTGATGACCATAAGAAGCTAGGCAAGATCGAAGCCAAATATATGTTTGGGCATCTAGAGCTACCGCACTTCTATATGAATGCCATGGTTGCTATGCCAGACACCGGTGAAATCAAAGAAGGTGCGTTCAATGGTGTAGAGCGTGTGTTCACTGGACACTTCCATAAACGCCAGACACGTGGTAACATTACCTATATGGGCAACTGTTTCCCACATAACTATGCTGATGCTGGTGACGACGATCGTGGTATGATGATCATCGAGTGGGGACAAGAGCCTGTGTTCCATAGTTGGCCAGGGCAGCCTAGATATCGTGTGTATAATTTAAGTGATGTGCTCAGAACTCCAGAAGAATTACTGTTACCAAATATGCATTGTCGTGTTAATCTAGACATTGATATCACCTACGAAGAAGCTACGTTTATCAAAGAAACATTCGTTGGCACTTACAGTTTAAGAGAACTGACCTTATTACCTGTTAAGAACATGGACATTGGACAGGATATCGTCCTAGGCAATATCCAATTTGAAAGTATCGACACCATAGTAACTAATCAATTAACTAATATTGCTAGCGATCACTATGATCCAAATCTATTATTAGATATATATAGAAATTTATAAGGAAAATAATTTTTATATCAGGGAAATCACTTTTTAATGGATGCTAAAACTTATCTAACTAAAAAATCCTTTTGTGTATTACCTTGGACTGGTGTGTACATACAGCCGGATGGACAAGTACGTAATTGTGCTATTACCAAAGATACACTAGGTAATATCAACGATACTGATCTTAAATCTATATTATACGGCCAAGAAAATCAAAATATCAAACAAGATATGTTGAATGATGTTATGCATGAACGCTGTGGGCAATGTCATAGATTAGAAAAAAATCAAAAAAATCATTTTGATCAAGTTAGTAACAGAGTATGGTATATTAAAAAATTAAAAAATTCTGATCGTGACATTTATGATAGCCATCAAAATTTTAATCTTAGAATATTAGATCTTAGATGGAAAAATACCTGTAATTTTGCCTGTGTTTATTGTGATGAATATTTAAGTAGTCGCTGGGCTACAGAATTAGGATTACCACAAAAAATAGAATCGGAGGCATTAAAAAAATCTTTAGATTTTATATATAATAATCTACACAATTATAAACATGTTTATCTCGCAGGCGGCGAACCTTTGCTAATTAAAGAAAATCTAGTATTACTAGAAAAATTATTAGTGATCAATCCCGATGTTGAAATCCGAATTAATACTAATCTAAGCATAATCAATAATGAGATTTATTTAATATTAAAAAAATTTAAAAATGTACATTGGACGGTTAGTATTGATAACACTGGTGCAGAATTTGAATATTTACGATATGGTAGTGATTGGAATGTATTCCTTAAAAATTTAGACATACTAAACAAAGACTTTGATACTATTAATTTTAATTTTGTCTGGTGTATACTAAATCCTTTTTCAATTTTAGATTGTATGGATTTTCTTATAAATGATCTAGGCTACCATGAAAACACTATCATTGTAAATCCACTTGAAATGCCTCTTTGGTTAAATGTGAACAACTTACCAGACCATCTACTAGATGATTTAGCAAATAAAATTAAATTAAAAATTGAGCAAACTAATCCGAGTTATTGTCTTAACAACTCACTGGTTCTTATGTTAAACTTTATAGATAAGAAGTTTAAGAAAGATTTATCTCAAACATTTGTTGAATTACAAAAAATTGATCAGAGAAGAAAATTAGACAGTGCTAAAATATTTCCAGACTTATATAAATGTTTCGTATAAAATACCTCACAGTTAAAAACTTTATGAGCGTGGGCAATAGCACCCAGGCTGTTAATTTTGACCGCAAGGACTTAACACTAGTCTTAGGTGAAAACATCGACCTAGGTGGTGATGACACTGGTGCACGTAATGGTACTGGTAAGACTACTATCATCAATGCATTGTCGTATGCCTTGTATGGTACTGCGTTAACTAACATCCGCAAAGACAATCTTGTAAACAAAACTAACACTAAAGCTATGCTGGTCACTATTGACTTTGAAGTTAATGGTGTTGACTATAAGATCGAGCGTGGTCGTAAACCCAATGTACTAAAATTCTATATAGGTGATCAAGAACAAGAAGCCAAGGACGATAACAGCCAAGGTGACAGTCGTGAAACACAGCAGGAGATTGAACGGTTATTGGGCATGAGTCATGAGATGTTCAAGCACGTGGTGGCTCTGAATACCTACACTGAACCATTCTTAGCATCTAAGCCTAACGAACAGAAAACTATCATTGAACAACTGCTAGGTATTACTTTATTAAGTGAGAAAGCAGAAGCACTTAAAGAGCAAAGTAAGGCTACAAAGGACGCTATCCAACAGGAAGAGTTTAAGATCAAAGCTGTGCAAGATGCTAATAAGAAAATTGAAGAACAGATCGAAAGTCTACAACGTCGACAGATGCTTTGGCAAACTAAACATCGAGATGATGTAGCAAAATTACAGTCAGCCCTAGACGAATTGCTTAAATTAGATATTGACGCTGAGATTGCTGCACATAAAGAATTATCAGCATATGATCAAAAGCGCAGAGACATCGCAGAACTAAACAAGGCTATAGCACGTGCAGACCAAGATCAAGCCAGAGAAGAAAAAACTATTGAGAAATTAAAGAAAGAGATAGAAGATCTCAAAGCACACAAATGTTATGCCTGTGGTCAAGAACTACATGATGAAAAACATGAAGAAGTCCTAGCTGGTAAAGAAACCGCTCTACAAGAAGCTGCACAACAATATCTAACCACTAATGGACAATGGATAGAATTAACAGGTGCACTGAAAGAAATTGGTGAGCTTGGTGTTCAACCCAAAGTCTATTATGACAAAGAAGAAGATGCTATCCATCATCGCAGTTCTTTGGCTAACTTACAAACACAGATCGAAACTAAATCCGTAGAAGAAGATCCTTATAGTGAACAGATCGCAGAAATGAAGGCAACTGCTCTAGCTGAATTCGACTATTCAGTGATGAATGATTTAGCACGTGTTAAAGAACATCAGGAATTCTTATACAAATTATTAACCAACAAAGACAGTTACATACGTAAACGTATCATCGATCAAAACTTGAGCTACTTGAACGCTCGACTAAGCCAATATCTTGACCGTATTGGCTTACCCCATACCGTGGTGTTTATGAATGACCTAAGCGTCAACATCACTGAATTAGGACGTGAACTAGACTTTGACAACTTGTCAAGAGGTGAGCGTAACAGACTTATACTTTCTCTATCATGGGCGTTCCGTGATGTGTGGGAAAGTCTGTATCAACCCATTAACTTATTATTCATCGACGAATTGATCGACAGTGGCATGGATGCTAGTGGTGTAGAAAACGCTATGGCTATACTTAAAAAGATGAGCAGAGATGCGCACAAATCAATTTGGCTAGTATCACACAGAGATGAGCTAGGTGGGCGTGTTAATAATATCCTAACAGTCGTTAAGGAAAATGGATTTACCACATATAACAATGATATAGAAATAAAATGAAATTAGCAACCTGGCATTGGCACATAGAAATATCTAGTAAGTGTACACTAAAATGTCCTCGCTGTGCTCGTACCGAAGTTCCTGATACTTTAGTCAACACAGAACTACGATTGGATTTCTTTAAGCGTAATTTTACTCCAGAATTTATTAGAGACCACGTAGAAAAGATTACATTCTGTGGTGACGACGGTGATCCTATCTATTCACACGATCTTATAGAAGTAATTAAATATTTTAAAAGTATAAAATCTATTAAGTTTGTAATAGTCACCAATGGTAGTTATAAATCTACTGAATGGTGGCAACAACTAGGCATCACGTTAGATGCCAACGATCATATACATTTTAGCTTAGATGGGTGGGATCAAATCAGCAATGAGAAATATAGAATTAACAGTGATTGGAATAGCATCATAGCTGGTATTACTGCTTTTCGTTTTGTCAGCAAAGCCTATATGACCTGGGACGCTATTGCCTTTAATTTTAATCAAGATCACTTAGATGAAATGCGAGCTATAGCCAAAGCTCTACGTTTTGATCAATTTCAATTGACTCGCAGTACTAAATTTAATAAAATATATCCCGCTTATCCTGCAAATGATATTTTACAGCCCAGAGATGAATTAATCAGTAGTAATTATAGATTCCAACGCGAGTTTACACATTTCACTGATCGTAGAGAAAGTACTGTAGGTGTTGATACTAGTTTAAAATTATATCAAAGTGCTAAAACTTATAATAATGTGCTACCATTATGCAGCACTGGTGCTAAAGGATTATTCATCAATAGCCAAGGGCAATTATTTCCCTGCTGTTGGGTAGCAAACAGATATAATCATAATAATGAATGGTTAGAGCTAGCAAAGACATTTGATTTAAATATAAAACCACTAGATGTTGTGTTAAAGGATGCATTCTGGGACAAGAAATTTGAAAATTTTTCCTGGACTGAATGTCGGACTAAATGTAATATATCAGTGGTAAATCAACAATACGCAACCGAATGGTAAGGAGACGATATGGCAGGACCATCAACAAGAGTACACCCAGGTAGACGCAAAGCAAATCCAATGTTAACACGAAATGGTAAACCTAGATTAGGTCCATTGAATATCAAACAATTAGAAGAACTTAAAGAAAAAACGCAACAAAAGAAAAACAAGGCAAAGATCGCTAGAGAAATCGCTAGACGTCAAGCCTTATTAGCAGTGTAATTTTTAAAAGGAAACTAAAATGGCAACAACACATGAACAGATCGTAGCGGCATATGAAGCATATATCGCAGAAAATGAAAAATTTGAAGGCAAGGGCGTGGGCGCAGCAGGTACACGTGCTCGTGGTGCATTAGGTGATTTAGGTAAGCTGTCAAAAGCTCGTCGTGCAGAAATCCAAGAGAAGAAAAACGCTGCCAAGGCTGCGAAATAACGTATGGCATATGATCATCCTTGGACTTATCTTGGCAAACCATTTGAGTCCGAGGATATCAACAACTATTATGGCTTCATTTATAGGATAACTAATACTGTTAACGGACATGATTACGTTGGCAGGAAATACTTCACTACCGTCAAAAAGAGACCACCTCTAAAAGGCAAGAAAAACAAGCGCAGGGAAACTATAGAAACTGACTGGAAAGAATACTGGGGCAGTAGTC